GCTTCAGAACGACAGCGATGGTAAAGGTGACTATATAAAAGAATGGAATCACCCAACATTAGCTAAACCTACACAGGAACAACTAGACGGAGTTCAGTAATGACCATTAGTATAAAACCCACAGCATCTGGTTCAACGATAGAGCAAGACGGAAGTACCATACTTACTGTTGACGGCAGTGGGAATATTTCTACACCTAATAACTTAACAGTATCAGGTTCATTTTCTGCTTCATCAGGCGGTGGTAAAGTATTACAAGTATTACAAGCACATAAAACAGATGCTTTTTCTACAGCTTCTTCTTCTTTTACAGATATTACAGGTTTATCGGTATCCATTACTCCAAGTTCAACTTCAAGTAAAATATTAATAATATGGAAATGTGTTGTAGCTGGTAATGTTAGTAATCATGCTGATTTAAGATTAATGCGAAATGCAACAGCAATTGATGTTGGTGGAGCAGCAGGAAATAGAACTCCTACTACGGCAGGTAATTATTCTGCATCAAATTTTATGATGACTGCTAGTGGTGTGTATTTAGATAGCCCTTCCTCTACTTCAAGCACTACATATAAACTTCAATTAAGAACTAATACAGGCAATGCTATTGTAAGAATAAATTCAAATTATGATTATAATGATGCTTCAACTACACCAGTAACAGCATCATCAATTACAGTTATGGAGATAGCAGGATAATGAATAGAGATGAAGCAATATATAAACTATATCCTAATGTTAAATACATTAATAATGAAATACCATACGATGCTAACAACAATGTAGTTACAATAGATAAAAATGCTATTATTGTTGAAATGGACAAAGTTGCGTATATAGATAGACGAGCATCTGAATACAAATCTATTGTAGAGCAATTAGACATGATTTATTGGGATAAAGTTAATAACACTAATACTTGGAAAGAACATATAGATTCAGTAAAAAATAAATATCCGAAAGGTGAATAATGTTTGGCATATCTGCATTTTCTCAATCACCTTTTAGCTCACTTGGTTTTACCATTAAAATTGGTTCAGGTGCTATTACTGCTGATGCTACAGTTGTATCTGCTTCTGTAAGATTAAGAACATCATCTGGTGCTATCACTACAAATGGTATATTAGAATCTAATGCCATACTGATTCTTAATGGTGTAGGTAATATCAACGCATCTAGTGCAGTAACCATAGATGCTACAAGATTGCGTACAGTAACTGGTGTAATCAATGGAACAGCAAGTGCATCTGTTACTTATATCAGAATTAGAAATACATCTGGTGCAATATTAGGTTACGCATTATTTGATGCAGAAGGATTCTCTCTTGCAGTTGCAAGTGGTACTATCTTCTCTAATGTCAATGTGACTGCTAACGGATTCAGTGAAGCAAGAGCTACAGCAAGTATTAATGCAGATTCAGATGCATCATGTCTAGGTGGTCTTATCTATGACGGTGTTGCTCCAATTAGTGGAGTTGCAATCGTCAACACATTAGCAAATGCTACATTCAGTGGAGATGCAATTCTAAATGCTGATGGAACAATTACTGCTTTAGGTACAGTATTAGGCGAAGAATGGGGTGATAGTGCAGTAGGTGCAGAAACATGGTCTACTGTATCATCTGGAAACGAAATATGGGTGGAAGATACACCTGAATCAAACACATGGTTACGACAAGGATAAAACATGGCAAAAACAAAAATATCAGAATATGATTCAAATGCGAGTAATAATACCGATATAGATGGTATTAATATTAACGAAGGTTGTACGCCTTCAGGCATTAACAACGCTATTCGTGAACTTATGTCTCACTTAAAAGACTTCCAAGCTGGAACAAGTGGTGACATTATTCCTGTTGCTGCTGGTGGTACTGGTTCAGCAGACATTACAACTGCTCGTACTAATCTATCTGCAGCCAAGTCTGGTGCTAACTCTGATATTACATCTTTATCTGGATTAACAACTCCATTATCTGCTGCACAGGGTGGTACAGGTGTAACCAGTATTGCAGCTTTAGTCACCTCATTAGGATTAGATACATCTGCTGATGCTCGATTTGATTCATTAGGTATTGGTACAACAGCTTCTGGTACAACAGGTGAAATTCGTGCTACAGGGAACATCACTGCATACTATTCTGATGACAGATTAAAAACAAAACATGGCAATATTACAGATGCTATTAAGAAAATTAAAAAACTCAACGGATTCTATTATAGTGCAAATAAAACTGCACAAGATTTAGGATATGAGCCTAAAAAAGAAGTCGGTGTATCTGCACAAGAAGTTAATGCAATTATGCCTGAAGTCATATCACCTGCTCCGATTGATCCACAATATTTAACTGTAGACTATGCAAGATTAGTCCCATTACTTGTAGAAGGTATAAAAGAATTAAGTCATAAAATTGATGCTTTAGAAACAGAACTCAACTCTCACAAAGAGGAGAAGCACAATGACATTACAGGCTAGTGGAACAATCAGCCTTAATGATGTAAACCTAGAACTCAAAAACGCATCATTATCTACTATATCCATTGGTGATTCTGTATCACGAAGTTTAGCACAAAAAGCAACTGGAGCAGTATCATTCTCTAACTTTTATAGTAGAAACTTTGACTTAAGAGGTCAACAGGCATTTACATCTACAGGCTTACATTCTTGGGTATGTCCAGACAAAGTTAATGCAGTACACGCTGTTTGTGTTGGCGGTGGAGGTGGTGGTGCTGGTTCTGGTGATGGTGGTAACGGAGGCGGAGGCGGAGGTCTTGGTTGGAAAAATAATATCTCTGTTGTTGCAGGACAGACATATTATGTCTATGTAGGTATTGGTGGTAATCCTAATAGTATTGTTGATGGTGTAGGTAGTTTATTTATTACTACAAATGCTTTTACCATATCATCATTCTCTGTGACTTCTAATGTTGTTACTATCAATACAAGCTCTAGCCATACTTTTGAAACAGGAGATACTGTATCTGTAGACTGTTCTTTTAGAGAAATTAACGGTACATTTACCATTACTAAAGTAGATTCAGACACATTTACATACTCTAAAACATTCCAAAACTATGGAACAACTGGTATTACTGGTGTGTGTTTTGAAGGTGCTATCGTTGTTAGAGGTGGTGGCGGTGATTCAGGATTAGGTACAAATGGCGGATTTTCTTCACCTAATGACACTATGGTTGGTGGCACATACAATGGTGATGGTGGCGGTAACGGATCTACACAAGCTGGTCGAGATGCTTCTACTGCTGGTTCAGGTGGTGGAGCAGGTGGTTATGACGGTGCTGGTGGTTCGCAAACTGGTGGTGCTGGTGGTAACGGTGCGGCTTCTAACTATCGTGGAGGCGGCGGTGGAGGTGTAGGTCTGTACGGTGAAGGTGCATCAGGTGCTAATGTCGGCTCATATGCAGGGGGTGGTTACGGTGGCTCTGGTGGTGAAAGAGGTGGCACACACGATTGTAGTTCATATGAATGTGGACTAGGTGGACTTTACGGAGGTGGCGGTGGTGGTCATGACTCTTACAGTGCAGGTTATGGTAGACAAGGTGGAGTAAGATTGATTTGGGGTGAAACAAGAGCATTTCCAACAACAGAAACAGCAGATGTTACAGCAGGCGGAGTATATACCTAATGGCAAATACAAGACTAAAGTTTGAAGAATGGTTACCAGACCAACCAGCTATTGCAGGTCAACTGTTAGAAGCTAAAAATGTATATCCTGTATCTATAGGCTATGCACCGTTTAATAGTGCAGAAGATTTTTCTAATGCAGCATCTGAAAACTTAAACTCTATCTTTGCAGGTAAATTTGGTGATGAAGTGAAACTGTTTGCAGGTGGAGAAACTAAACTATTTCAGTTTGATTCTACTAACTTAAATATGTTAGATGTGTCTAAAGCTGGTGGATATTCTAGTTTACATTATTGGAAGTTTACACAGTTTGGTAAAGTGGTATTAGCTACAAACAATTCTACACCAATCCAAGCATGGACAATGGGAACATCATCAGCATTTGCTAATTTATCAGCATCTGCACCAACAGCTAAATATGTTACAGTGGTTCGTGATTTTGTATTTGCAGCACATCTTGGAACAACAGAACCATCAAAGGTAATCTGGTCTGATATTAACGATGAAACTAATTGGGTGTCTGGTTCTACATCACAATCAGATTATCAGATACTTCCTGACGGTGGTAACATTACTGGAATCACTGGTGGTGAGTTTGGTCTTATCTTTTTAGAAAAGGCTATTTATAGAGCAACCTATTCTGGTAGCCCTCTCTTCTTCCAGTTCGATGCTATCTCAAGAGGATTAGGTTGTTTTGCAGGCAACTCTATTGCCCAGTACGGTGCAACATCATTCTTCCTTGCAGACGATGGCTTCTATATGTGTGATGGTAATACCGTTACAGGTATTGGTGTTGAAAAAATAGACCGTTATTTCTTTAGTGACTGTGACTTAACAGACCTAGAAACAATGTCTACTGCTGTTGATCCTATCAAAAAGTTAGTAGTATGGAATTACTCTAATGTGGACGGTGGTCGTAGTATTTTGGTTTATAACTTTAAACTTAATAAATGGTCAAGAGTAGAAACAGATACAACTGTTGTTGGTCAAGCATCAACTGTAGGTACAACACTAGAAGGATTAGCAGCTATTTATCCTAATTTAGATACTATCCCTGCATCACTCGATGACCGATTATGGGTGGGTGGTAAGTTCTTATTTGCTGGTGCAAGAGATGATAAGATTATTGTATTTACTGGGTCTGATTTT